TTTGTTTTCTTGATATGAATAACACTTCCATTTCTAGCAATAGTAAATCCTGACAGTCCTGAGTTAAGACCTGATTGCAAATCGGATGCAACTTGTGAAGTGCTTAGAGATGAGTCGCTAGTCGTGTCATCTGTTACTGTAACTCCATCAACTGTTACTGAGTAAACAGTATCATTAGAAACCTGCTCTACAAATATTATTGCTTGAGTAATATTGCCACTTGATAAAGTTGTGTCCATAGCAGCAACTACACTTGTATTAACAACAAATGTATAGTCAGCAATAGTAACAGTTTTTATTTCATCTCTAGGAATAGATGTATTTAAGTAGGTAGTGCCATCAGGTTTGTTTACAGTCTTTTCATTCCCTGCTAAGTCATAGACTTTTACATTTCCATTACTAAAAATAGCTACATACTGTTCATTAGTATCTCTATTAATAGTTTGAATATGAACATTACCTAAAGTTGAAGTACTTAAGGCTGTAATAAATTGAATACCAGATCTTTTAACTAGACCTACTACTGGATTACTGTCAGCATTGTCTTGAATATCAGCATGGTCTGATTGTTTAGATGAATCAGAAGACTGAGATACACCTCTCAATAAAGTAGGTATAGCTCTTGATACAATTCCCATAGTTATCTGTTAAGAACATCAGCAGGAGTAAACGTATTAATAGGATTATTTAAATTTGGATCGCCTGTTAATACATTATGATCTGCATTTGATAAGTCTGTGTCCATTAGAATTGATCTTGCTCTAGCTTCATCTTGTGCTGTATAAGTTCTTAGTCCATCATCTCCTACAGTTCTATCAACAAATATTCTTGCAGCTTTTATATTTATATATCTTCTTGCAGGTTCAGGGATCTCATCAAAATTTCTAAAGTAGGTAACATGACAAGTTAAGTCTTCATCAAACACATAAGTATTATTTTTCCTGTCGTATAATTTTAAACCTCTTTGTATTACATCAAGAGTTGAGTGGTCATATATATTGGTATCTATTTTTAAAATGTCAGTTGCTATTGCTACTTGATTACTTCCATCTCTAGTAAATACAACATTAAATTCTTGATTAAAAGACCAGCCTTCTGTTTGTACTTCTTTATTTACTTCAGTTAAAGTTCTTTGTGCAATCTTAGCGTCAACTGGTAACGTACCTGTCAACGTGTTAATAGGTGCTTCGCCTATAGCAGCGAGCATTATATTAATACATTCAAGTTCGGTGGTTGCAGCTACAGCCATTGTTCTTTACTTTTTTTTTGATAGTTTTAAAGCCATAAGCTTACTAGCCTTACTAGATTTTTTCTTATCTGATTTTTTAGGTCTTCCTACTTTGCTTCCGTAAGTGCCTTTGCCCATCGGTGACATAAAAAAAAGGGGTATCTAATAATAGAATACCCCATTTTAACCATTTAGGTAGATTATGAAGCAGACAATTTAATTGTTGCTGCACATTCTGGTCTTAGGATTCCATGACCAAGAGCATACTTCGCTAAAAGTAATGTTGATTGATACATCATACCGTAGTCTGCACCTGAGATCTCAGTTGTCATGTCCTGTAGTTTTACAGTTCCGACTGCTGATTTGTGGAAGACCAATCCAATAGTTTTGCTATCGTCACCTGAGTAAGTGTTGTTAGCTCCACTTGGGTTAGATCCCACGTTTGATTGAGGTACGTTGTTAGACATCATTACAGGAATACCAGCAACTTGTGTAACATTACCAGCAGCTACAGATCCATTACCTTGTGGGTTGAAATCTGTATTCATTACTCTGGTAGCAGACTCAGGAATCTTGTAGTATTCCGCAGGTGGTAACACACAGAATCTATCAGTAGTTGGAATATCTCTAGAGTCAAACTCTTGAGCTATATCATAGATAGCAGCAACAAGTTCATCACCTGTTACGTTTGCTGTAGCAGTATTACCATTAGCAAGTGTTAATACAAGACCGCCATCTCCACCTGTAAGAGTAGTAGATGCACGACTCGCATTAGCGATTACCTTCGCTACGTTTTGATCATACGTTTTTGCTAAAGCCTTTCCTAATTCCGCACTATAGGTCGCTCTTACGTCATAATGATTTTTTAATTCATCGAGCTTGGCGATTACTGCTTGAGCTATGAGCATATCATCTATGTTGATGATCTTTTCATTAGCTAAGATTTGGTTTGCTCCTACGAGAGGTGTGCCAATCGTATGATAAGCCGCAGTTGCAGTTCCTAAAACTGGAAAACTGGCTGATTTTCCGCTTGTGATCGTGCGAACAGAGTGGAGTTGCTCAGTAAAAATGTTGTTTTGAGCAAACGCTGTAAGAACTTCGCCACTAAAAATTTTAAGGAAAAGTTCGTTAAAGTTTGTACCACTATTGTTTACAAGACCCAAACGAGAAGAGGTTTGGTTAGCCATAATTAATGCTAATAATGTAAATAATTTGTTTGTACTTACTCTGTCCTACTTACCTTGTTTTAAAGCGTTATCTGCAACATGGTTGTCAGGCACTTTAATATGTAGATTTGTATTATGAGAGCCTAGCAATTCCACTTGCGTAGAGCAAGAGCCTTCCTAGTTGGCTTACCATTTGGTTTCTTCATGGCTCCTTTGTTACCTTTCATCCTCGCACAAAAAGATTTTTTCCTACCTTTTTCACGTTTAGAAAGTCCACTTGTTTTAGTGACAGGTCGTTGCAACTTAGAACCTGTAGCAGCATTAATCCTTCGTCTTCCACTTTCTGATAATCCTCCTGTTGGATTCTTGTCAGACTTTCTGAGAGATAAAGTTTTTCTGCGAGAAGACATGAACTACAGCAAATAGTAGCTTAATAAAAATATAACATTAACTTAAATTATTTGCTCATTTTTAATTTCTTTTTATTCTTAGGAAACCCTGCTTGCATATTCTTATATGCCTTATCACTTATAGTACTATCCTTTTTTGATCTGCTAGTACCAGACTTCTTTCGTTTGTTGATGTTGTAGTAAAGTCCTTTTTTAGCCATTGTTTAATACAGTACTGTCCTTTAATCTATTATATACAGATTGTGTATAAGCTTCATCTCTATTATATCTTGGGTCACTCATAGCAGTTTGTATTTCTGCTGCTGTTTTGAATGTATTAGTTGCAGAAGTTGGACTTCTACCATTAATTAAAGATGGTTCATATCCTTCGGCTTCTCTCATCTGTGCTGCAAAACCTTGAACTGCAATTTTAATTATAGCAGGATCTTGTGTATCTAAAATCTTATCGAATGATTGTAAAGTTTCAGCAGGTAAGTTGTTCTGTGTCCAGTTTTTAAGTTCTTCATAGCCTTGTTCCCCACCTACAACTGACTGTATATCTTCTAACTGTGATTGTTTTATATCTTCAGTAGAACTAGCACTACCTTTAATACCATCTAAATAAGTATCAATTACTTGCTTAGAAAATCCTGCTTCTTCTAACTTTGAATAGTGATCTTCTGTGATCTTACCTGTGTCTGTAAATGTGTCTGTAATTTCTTTTGTATCTATACCAACTTCTTCTAATACTGAAGCTAATCCTTCTCCATAAATTTCTTTAGGATTCCATTCTTCTTGTGTCTCTTCTGTTTCAGCTTTAGGTGTCTCTTCTGTAGATTCTTCAGGCTTACTATCTTCAATACCACCTAGCTTACCTTCGAGTTCTTTATAACTATTAACCATATCTTCTACAGTTTTAAACTTTCCTGCAATTAAACCATTGTCATCTTTCAGGCCTTCTATATCCTGTGCAGACATTGGTGGGGTTTCGTTTACTTGTACTTGTGATGAAGTCATTGTGGTTTTTTCTTTTAACTATAGTGAATTGTGCTGCCATGTCTAGTAGTAACATCCTTTGTTCCTTTTGGAATTACTGCTTCTTTGTTTCCACCTAATCTACTTACTACAGCAGTTTCAGGAGCGACATAATCTCCATTATTGTCATTAGGCTTTTCAGTTTTTACAGTTTTTACAGTTTTTTTAGACTGACTGTTCTTGTTGCGGGCTGGCATTGGCATCCATTTGTTGTGAAATCAGACCTGCTTCAGCTTGTTTCTTGGGATCAAGTAAAGGTGAGCCTACAGCAGCACTACCAAGACTTCTAACAAGTTCTTGTTGTTGTGCTTGTTGTTGTTCGGCAGCAATCTGTTCTCCTGATTTTATCAAAGTTTCAGTTTCTATGCCAATACTGGTAGCTAACCTCTTAATAGCTTCGTCAAGATTAACGTACTGTCTCATCACATCAGCACCTAAAGCCTGTGCTATGACTGTAATAAATTCAAGTAGCTTCTCTTTATCCTGTCCTCTTCCGAGACCTTGAAGACCTGTAATTATTGAGATACCTACTATATCATCAGGTAGTTTTGGTACTTTACCTGACTTAACTAACAGGTGCATACGTCTTCTTAAATAAGGTAGCTGTAACTCAGAACTCAGGATAGAGTAGATTCCCCCAAGTGTTGACTCTAGTTCTTGTGTAAGAATTTTTAACTCTGTACTTGTTACTCTTTCTGCGTCACGTTGTACTGCTTTAGCCATAAGGAAAGCATATTGTAATCTCTGTTCTATTCTTTGAATAGCAGTAAAACTAACTTGCAAGTCTGCTCCCTTACCTACTTGTAAGACAGAAACATCTTGTGCATTTCCTTCTCTGATCGCTCCATTAGGAGCCTTTGCTAAAGTAGCTGCTCGTGTTGTGCCATTGGGATTTACGAGAAAAACTGTACGTGCAGACGCAGCAGCATTTTCAATTATTGCTTTCATCAATCCTTCTAAAGAAACCAAGTCTCCTCGGTACTCTTCAACATATCCCCTTCCGTAATGTTCTCCTGAAATTCGGGTAAACCTGAGATTTAAAAAAGGCGATACATCTTTTTTAGCTCTACCTTCTGTGTTAGGTATCAATTCATTCTTACATTCTTGATGGTAATTAAAATAATCTCCATCTCTTTTAACGTGTGTATAGATATCTAGATCTTCTTCCATTGTATCTTCTGTGTATTCTGCTTTCTGTTGTAGATTTTTTAAGAAAGACTCAGGTAAAGCTTTAGCATTTATAGTTTCTTTAATAATAATTTCTAACGTATTACCATTAGGGTCACGCTTACAAACATATTTTTCTAATGGGTAAACTTGTAACCCTTCATCTGTTAGATACAGTAAAACATTCCCACCAACTACTAAATGTTTTAGTGCTTCAAACATAGCAACTCTATCGTTAGATACTTCTATCTCTCTCATCAAAGCATTTTCTACTTTACGTAAAGCTTTATCTATTTCTGTTATAGCTTCTTTACCACCTTCTTCTTGAGATAGTTTAATTTGATCTAGTACAAGTTTAAAGAAAGGTATGTTAGTAGGGAAAAGTCCTGTCAAAAGTTTTGAAGCAAGACTGTTTGTACCTGCTGCACCTATACCTTGATAAGGTGTTTTGATCCTAGTTCTTCTTCCACTACTAACAGCAGTCTCAGGTATAAGGTATGGCAAGGTGTACTTGCTAGACTCTTGGCCTTCTCTTAGATAAGTAGATCTTTCAGAAGCATACTGTTCATACAGTCCTGCTGCTGTAACTTGCTTCGAGGAATACTCCATACTATAAAGGTGTACTTAGATTATTTGATTGTGAAGTGGTATCAGATAACAAAGGGATTCTTAAAGATGCAGTACCAGTTCTGCCAGCTTCCCTTCTCTTAGTTCTGCCAGCTTTCTTACCACCTTTCTTAGCTACTTCTCTTTGTTGTCCAGTTACAATTTGTTCAGCAGTCTTCTCAGCTTTAGGTGCTACTGGTTCTGGATCAGGTAATGGAGGTGGTGGGGGAGGACTTCTAAAACACATAATTAAACTCTGGTTCCTGACCTATTGTAGGATGTTTTTGTTTTTCCTCTAAGTTTAGCACTACGTTTATTTCGTGCTACTACTCCACCTCGACCACCGCCAGTTTTTAATAGTGATTCAGTTCTATCTAAATTTGTATTAACAGTCGGGTCAACATAAGTTCCTTCTTCTTTCTTTCTACTCATCTTTAATTTTTCTGTTGCCTTCGCTGTATCTTTAGGATCATCAACACCTGTTTGTTTACCTGTGACAACAGGAGGAGCGTCATCAAACTCTGCCTTCTTAGGAGCAGGAGCAGCAGTAGCACCACCAAAGAAACACATAACTAATTACTCAAAACTTTTTGGTTTAACATAGTCTCACGTTGTCGCTTCTGTTGCTCAATAAAATAATCAACAACAGATCGTTGTCCTGACCTATACCATATCTCTCTATCAGATAAAGACAAGTCGGGATGACGATTAGGATATGCAACATCTAATGCTTCTATTAGCTCATCAGTAATAGGTGGTAGCAAAACTATAAATGAAACTACTTTTATAGTAGTTCATAAATAGAGAATATAAATACCTTTGTGTAGATTTCTATGCTATCTTAAAACTAATGGGGGTGGTTTCCCATTGGTAAAGCAACAAGGAACCCTGAGACTGTGGCTCGTCTTAGGGTTTTCTTTATGGCTGCCAAAGTTTTACTTCACCTGTCTGAAAGTTATAATCTCCATCTCTTAATATCCTTGTCAATCTTGCATTGAGAATAGCATCAGCGATAGTGTAGCCCTTCTTTGTGTATGTCTCCTGAACCTTAGACCATAGTGCATCTGTAGTATCAGGTGTATCAGCTAATGTTTTGGAAGCAGTAACCATACCCATACCTTTAAGACCTGCAATACCATCTCCTGAATCACCAGCTAGTGACATCTCAAACCAATGTCTGTTAGCTTTCTTCTCTGTTATATGTAGGATCTCATCAGAAGCTATCAGCTTACAAGGTATAGTCTTCATGTCTTTATCTACTGAGACTATGATTGGATTTTTATACTGACCGTTCGTGGCTAGTAATCCTAGTACGTCATCACCTTCTAAATTTTCGTAGGCAGCACATTCATAAGTCTGTTTAATTTTATTTATTACATCTCTAAGTGCTAGTGGTTTTCGTTTACCTATCCTATTCATTTTGTATTCAGGGAATATCTCATGTCGAAATGTAGGGTAAGAAGTAAAGCACATAACTATGTCATGATTATCTTCGGCTATACCTCTGTAAACATCTAACCTACTTTCAATTAGATTTAATATATCTTTCTCATTAGAGTGAAGAGTATGCTCCCACTCATTCCATCTTGTATCTTCTTCGCAAGCACAGCAAGAAGAATAGACTAGCCAATCAGCATCAATTAATAAAGTCATAAGTCACCAAAAGAATTTTCATATACAATTAACCGACCTGTTTTTTGGTCGTATAATAATTTATCTACTTCACCTGTCATCCCTGTATGTCTAGACTTGAGTACCTTTAGCTGTAATCGCTGTCTCTCACTAGCATCCCCTGTCTGGTTTCTGGAAGCCGAGAGTACAACATCACTTAATTGAAGTAGTGAATGAGATCCTCTCAAGTCTGAAGTATCAACCTCCCTGCCTGACTCATGTGATTGTCCTTGTGGTCTACGTAGATGGCTGACTAATACAAGAGCTATACCAGTAGCTTCACATAAACTTCTTAGCTTAGTCATTATTACATCTATTGCTTTACGCTCATTGTCTAACTCAAGACCAGATAAAACTATACTAATGTGATCAAGGATTACTACCTGCACTCCATCAACTGTAGCTAAGTATCTGATCTGTTCTAGCAGTACATCAGGTTCAAGACTTCCGAAATGATTGTATAAAAAAAGACTGCGACTTGACGTTAGTTTGTCAAATGCAGTCTTCAGACTAATTTCATCTATGCCATCTTCATTTAAATGCAAAGGTACATTCAAGTCAATACCTACTAAACCTTGAAGTGTTCTTTGTACTGATTCTTCTAGTCCTATATAACCTACCTTCAATCCTTTCTTGAGGAAGTGATAGCAAAATTCTCTACAGATTGTGGACTTACCAGCACCACTAGCACTAGCTACTGTGAATAGCTGACTAGGAAATAATCCCTTGGTAAATTCATTTAGTTTAGGGAAAGGAAAATCTGTTACAGCTTTACTTGTTTCTTTAGTAAAGAGATCCCAAGCATCCGCAGCATTGATAAGGGAATCAGGTCTTACTGGTCTAGCTTTCCATAACCTATCTCTTACTAAGTCTTCTTCATTTAATACAAGGTGATCGTTAACATCATTACGATCTAGTCTTGCTATTGCAACCTTACCTTTGGGTAAAATTTCCATACACTTCTCTGCTGCTTTATTCCCTGCATCATCATTATCAAAGCAAAGAACTATACGACAATAAGTATCTAACCATTTGTAGTTGGCTGCTAAATACTTAGCTGCTGACTGTACTCCTGATGGTATTGATACACAGGGAAACTTGTTGCCTTGTATTTGAGATCCACTCATGCAATCAATCTCACCTTCAAAGCAGCTAACAAATATAGATCCGTTACTACCATGCTGTCTCCAAAGATGTTGACCCCATAGTTGTACGTTAGATATATCTCCTATCCAAACAAACTTCTTATCTTGAAAGCGTATATGTTGTGCAACATCTCTACCTTTCTGATCTTTATAAGTAGCAACTTGAACAGGTTGTCCTCTATATTCTGCTTGCCCATATCCAAATAGTTCGCAAGTCTCCTTAGTGATTCCACGTTTAGCTAAAGCTATAGGTGTTACCTTCAATAGTTTTGGATTTGTTTTCTTTAGTGGAATAACATTTGTCACTTTCTTTTCCTTGTTTTGATTTGGGTAGTAGGTGTATTCGCAGTCCATAGTGAAGCAATGTTCATGGCCATCATCAAAGACTGCACAGTTCTTCTTGCCACATTCAGGACAAACTTTCTTATTCTTGTATTGGCTCTTCATTAAGATTGCACTTGTGTTCTTTAAGGTTTACGTCAACCCATTCTTTGCCATTGAATACTATCCACATATTTCTGTGGTCATCAAATACTACACAACCTATGTCTGGGTTAGGTGGTAAAGGATAGCTAGGCATACCATTCGTTAGGAATAAATTTATCGCAGTAGAGAAACCCATGTCTCTCACACCATTTGGCATAAGAGATAGAGTTCTTTGCTTTAGTTAGTTTGGTCTTGCTATTTTGAAAACAAAACCTGATGTCTAGTTCGGGTCTAGTCTTCTTAATAACAAGATGTTTTCTTCTGTCCTCAGATGAAAAATAACCTTTTGTTTCACAATAGAAATCATTAAGGATAAAGTCTGGTCTGTAGCTGTAGCTAATTGTGTAGTCAATGCTGATAGTTTCATAAGTAAATTTTATTTTCTTTTTGTGTAAACTGTCGGCAAAGGTAGCTTCAAACTTACTCTTGTATTTAGAAGTCGGCTGCGGTTGCAGTCGTGGCCTTCTCTTCGTAGCTTGATGTCTCGGCTTCAAAGTCATTGGCTCCCCCTCCTGTCCAAGGTACAAATTTACGTACACAAATACTTACAGGTTGGCATCTGATACCAATACCATTAGCACCTGCGTCATAACCCATACACTTCATAGCCATCTGGCCTTCAGTTTCAGGGCTAATCTTTTCATACTCTTTACGTTCTTCTTCACTCATTAAACGAACAGGGTTTTCATTAGCAAAGAAAGATACAGGAGTGTTAGTCCATGTGTCACCATTCTGTTTGATACCACCTGCTTTCTTAGATACTTTAATAACTAAGTTGTCACCTTCATAGCTCCAAGGAAATGAGGGTTCACCAAATTTATTCTTGGTATAAGTAAAGCTTCGTTGTGGGTATGCTTCTTTCAAAGCTATCTTCCATCTTTCAAGTAGTCCTTCTAACAGTTCAACGATATGTTCAACTGCATCTACTTCTCTACCTTTGTCATCCTTCATCATAGTTCCCTTTTGAACTAGGACTTCTCCTTTAAATTTCTTTACTCCTTTGTACTCATCAGGTGTGATGTAGTAAGAGTAACGAAAGTTACTAGGATTTGGAGTGACTATCTTAATAGTCTCTGGCTTGAGATCTTCCATGTTTTTACCTTGGCTTGGTTTCTTTTTAGATCGTCTAAGTTAGACGTTTGTTTATTGTACCCTAGTTATTTGTTATGTAAATATATATGGGGCAGTCAAGACATCTGTTATGTTGAAGTCACCCATCATCATAGCTTCAGGTAAGCCTTTGCTATCACTTAGTTGTTGTGCTGCTTGATGATGTAAGTTATCTAAATTGTTATCGCTATAAATCGTAAAGAAAGTTTGCTTTACTGATTGAATCAAACTATCTAACTCACCAGCAGGTGAACCAAAGCAATCATGGATCAGGCAGAATTGCTCGTGTCCTTTTTTAGCAGCTTCAACCACACTAAGATGTAGGTGTGCTGCATCAAAAGAATGAATGTAGTTACTAGGAAAACCTTGAGCCTGTTTTCTTTTATCAACCTGCTTATCATTAGGTATCGCTAGGCTTAGATATATTGTTGAGTTACTTAGCTTAGTCTTTATTCTTTTTGTATTGTTTGTGTAATACTTTTGCTGCACTAAGAATCCTGATGGGGTATGCCATGAGATACTCTTGTTCTCTTTGTTAAAACATATAGCAATCTTTTGTAAGTAATTTAAAACCTTATAACTTTCAGGGCATACATCTCTTACTGCTTCTTCTATCAAGGTAGCTAAGTAAAAATTATTCTTAAAATTTTTTGCCATCGAAATGTTTTCATGTACAAAATATCTCTCGATATAGGTAGCAATACCAAAGGTAGTTGAGTTGTAAGGTATCATTAGTACAGGTTTCTTTATAAACTTTCTAGTTAATTTATCTTGTAGTCTATACCATTCTTTACCTTGTTCTGTTGTATCATTCTCTAGTAATGCCAACAGTTTATCTAGTATATCTTTATATAAATCCTGTGGTTTGTTTACATTTTGTAGGTTAACTTTATTAGCTAAAGTCTGTGAAGATATAAGACCTGCTATATGTTGATAGCCATTGTTAGTACCATCAAGGCAGCAGCAAAAACGTGATACAAATTTCCCTTCTAAACCTACAGCACAAAACGCATACCACTCTCTACACCATGCCAAGAATTGCCAAGGATCTTTTGCATTACCCCAGATATCTAAGTTGTCTAAAGGATTTAATGAAACCTGTTCAGCAAAGTCTTGTCCTTCTATGTATGCCCACTCTAATCTTTCTTCATAGCTGCACTTGTTCATACCCCAAGCGTTAGCTCCTGCTATTGCCAACCAATCAGCATCCTTCTTGGTCTTAATCTCTGCACCTTTATTGAACTGATGTAATGCTCTGGCTATATCAGTACCTTGAGGATGGAAGTGTGCAGTAACAGGGTAAAGTCTGGAAGTAAAATCCATTTGATAGACATGAAAAAATTTTTCTCCAAGATAATTTTTTGCAGTATCAATCATAGATAATATTTGAAATCGTTTTACTTTATTAGCGTGGTTAGTATCATGTATTAAACCAGCATGGTAACTCCATTCTTTTGTTACCTGTTTATCTATACCTAAACCTTCAGGCTTTGCAGGTAATTCAAGTGGTTCTCTATCAATCAACCCACCAACTTCTATTCTTTCTTCCCAACAATATACAAGAATATCAAACACAAATTTATTCACCTGCCATGCAGTATGTGACGCATGGGTTAGAGCCTTTAGACATACTTCTAAGTTTTGTTCTTGTAATTTTTTTAGTGAGTCAGGATTAGTAGTCTTGATAGCACAAACCTGTAGTCTCTCGGTGTAATATCCACAGTTGAATAGTGTTGTATATGGTTTGGGTTTGTCATAGCAAGGAAGATATAAAGGGTAGGCAGCTATGCGATTTGCTCTACCTTTTCTTATCCATTTGTCAGCAACATCAGTAAAGATTACACATGAAGTTGTAGTCTTACCAACTCTTTTGTTGACTAGCTTTATCATGCCAACATGATTAGTAACAAGGTCAATTAACTTAAGACCAATTCTTAATTTGTTTTCTTTAGTCCACGTTTTAAACTCGTGACCTTTTCTACTCATGTGATGCCTAATCATTTTCTTTTTATACCCCTGATTATTAGTGTCTCTTGTATGTCTCTTGATATATTTAAAATGTTTAGGGTCTAACTGTTCAAAGATTGTATAACGCATTTCATCTTCTAACATTTGTCCTATGTTTATAGCTATCTGAGTTGTAGTTTTTTCAAGTGCAGTATTATCAATGATCACTTTAAAAGCTATGAAAGAAACTACATCCATATCAGGAAACTGACTAAGATATACAGCAGCTAAAGCTTTGACTCCTGCTTTACCACTCATGGATTCTTGAATATATTTTTGTGTTTCTTCTGTAAGTTTTTCTAGTCCTGCTTCAATCATGTTGCGAGCATAGTAAGTCTCAGACTCCCTGCCCTGCTCCCTAAGTTTGTTGTTCCTAGATAACTTGTTATACCCTGAGATACTAAAGATACTTTGCTCTAGCTCTAGTTGTTTCTTACTTGGTTCAGACATTCAACACCTCGACTACTTGGTGCATAGAGTTAGGTGCTAGGTGAGCATACTTCTCTGTCATCTTTACATCTTCATGCCCTAACCAATCTCTTACTATCAATAGATGTACTCCACGTTGTACTAATCTAGATCCGCAAGTGTCTCTAAACAAATGAATCCTATACCATTTATGTTTTTGATAACCTAGTTCTGTCTTAGCTTTTTGGAATACAGTATTAGCCCAGTTATAATCATGGTCGAATAATAATTCCAGCGTCTTACACCTGTCATAGTATGGCTTGATAATAGATTGAACAGCGTTACTCATTGGTACAGTATTAGGTCTTCCGTTCTTTCTGTATTGAAAAGTTATTTGATTCTTTTTAAAATCAACAAACCTTTTTTCAAGAGATAATATTTCTGATACCCTACACCCTAAATCAATCAGACATTTAAATACATCTCTATGTTCGTGGTAGTTAAAGCAAGTAAGGTAAGACATAAGTTCTCTTTCCATATCATCAGTTAAGAACTCAGTCTTTTTATTCTTCTTTACTGGTCGAGGTTTAGGAAAGTCAGGCATAGTTATATACCCATCATCTTTCATATCATCAAGTACTAATTTAAGATGACCCATCTTCTTATTAACTACCTCGTTAATGTTAGGTCTTGACTTGTTATAGTCATTCATTTTATTGATGAGACTTGTAGTAATTTTATTTACTGGTATGTCTCCAAGTGCTTGAACATTATGCTTCATGCTAGTAAGAAAATCTTTAGCACTTACCATTCCGTTCTTCCTTCTCTTGTAGGTGACAGTTGTTGCCTGTCTTAGTGTTGGTACTTTCTTTTTCATCGTGGCTCCAATGGTTAATTAAGGTGGTTAGTTCTTTGATCCGTTGTTTCGCTGCTATAATTTTTTGTTCTGGGGTCATTTAACTAGGCATAAGATCATCAACTCTTTTAAGTAAGGGCAGCTTTGCAAACTTAAGAAGATCAGGGATTGTATATTCTCTGGTAGTGTATCTCTTACCGCAGTCAATGCACTCTCTTCTTCTTGAGGTGTAAGGAATGTTAGCCTTGTTCTTATTAACAGGGTTAGGCTTGCCACTCCTGAAACGAGTCTCAAGATTTTTAGTATTACGACCCCGACAGTTAGGACATATACTCATTAAGTTTCCTCCTGTGGTTTTAAAAGTTTATCAATTTTATTTCTTATCTTTCGTAAGTTATCTATGGTTTCAACACCTGCCTTGTTACCATGTTCTGATTCTCTCAAGACGTTATCAATCTCTAAGAATTGTGCAAAGCATTTGACCATAGTTGATGACTTCATATTAGGTAGATGTGCTTCATCTCCTTCGTTATCTGTAGCTGATAAATAACCTACTGATGTATCATCAAATGTTCCTGATTTAAAAGAGATAAATTCCATCTCTTGATAGTGACCGTCAGGCCAGATGTGTTCGATCTTTGAAGTTTTCATGGTTAGTACTTTCTGTTGGTAAAGTGTTTGGTTAATTTTTCGTTAGCTTCTCCGATAAGAACTAACGTGGTAGTGATGATAATTATGTTTATAAAAATCATTTAAATAGATAAGATTGTTTTTACTAATTCTCTTTTGAGAATGACGATAGCTTCTTTAGCATCAAGGTCTTGATAAGCTATCAGGTTTGGTTGGATGCCTGTAATCCTACAGGCTCGGTAGTACATGGACTCAAGTTCCCAGTACGTTTGATAAGTCTTACGTTTAATCATGGAAGTTAGGAATGAATGTACCTTCCATAGTCACAGGTCTTGTATAAGTTTTACCTAGTGGTTCTCTCCATAGTTCAGGATGTTGAATACGTTTAAACTGTACGTGTTCTAACCCTGCTTGATTAACTATTTCACAGGCACAGTCAGTCCAGTATGTCTCAGAGTTGTGACCTAGATTTTCTATCTCATCATTCCAATATGGGATAGGTATTGCTAGACCTCTAAGCCAGTTCTCAATATCATCTTGACCTAAGTTTGAATACCATAGGTTGTAACACCATTGGAATTTTTCTTTGTCATTCCAGCTTTGCCAGTTGCTATTGTCTAGTCCGTTAGAGTATTCGTTTGAATCTAACTCGAACTCGATAGCATCTAAGATTAAAGTTGTTAGTGAAGTTTTCATGTGGCTTTTAGTTTGGTTAGTAGGGTAGGCATACCCTTTATTGAGTATGCCCGAATGTTTATTTGTTGTCAACTAAAGAACAACTTCTAAAGTCTCAATCTTTTTTAAGGATGGGCAACCTCTATATCTATCATAGATATCACCTTCTTTATAAGACTTAGATTCTTTATCTACTATGTCAGGATTGACAACTCTGTATCCATCACACGCCCAGTTGTGGCAGTCATGTATATCAAAGATAGTTACTGGCATAATCTGCCAACCTTTTAAGTTGTTGTCACGTTTGGCTTTCCTTGCTGCCTTGGTTGCATGAATAATGTTAGGTTCAAAACCTATAGACCATGCCATGCTACTGCCCCCATGACCGAAGACACATAGTGCAAGTACTTCTCTGTCTTGTTTTGGGTGTTGGATTTTTTTAGTTTTAGACTTGGTTGTAGTCATAATTTAGTAAAGCGTTTGTAAATAAGAGTGGCTCTTTGTGAGTCACTCATACTAGCCCCCTGTATCAAGGGCTAATAAGAGTGAGTCTTTGTAATACACTATATCAAGTGTTGTCAGACTTGTCAAGTTTGGGTGGATTAAGGATAAAGTTCTTAGCCTTGACCGCACTACCTAAGATAGTGTTTATAAACTTAGGATCTTTGCGTAGCTTAGAACACCAACTCTTAAGGTAGCTTGCGTGTTGTTCGTCAGTTGTACTGATCTTTAATTCCCTAGCTAAGAGAAAGGCACTGCACTCTGTAATAATTTCTTCTTCAGCATATAGAGCCGAACCAAAACCACACGCTTTTACAATGCCATCTCGTTTGAGTCTCTCTTGAGACCCCGTACTATGACAGGCTTCATGTAGTACAACACTGTAATAATTTTCGTTTGATGAGAATCTAGAAATATCGGGAACAGTTATTGAGTCAAACATCACATCGTAGTAAGCTTGATTTCCTGTATTACTAAAGTCTCTGAGGTGCTTATCAATGTAGTTAGTAACTACAATCTCATGTACTTTTTGTAAGCGTTTATCTAGTGGTTCAAAGTTAGTAGCTTCATGTTGTTTTTGTAAGCTTGCTATCTTATCGTCTAGTTTCTTTTGGTTCTCAGGTGTTGAGCCTGTAAAGCAAGCTATATTAAACACTCTTGTAGGCTTAAAGAGAGTAAAGGAACCTTTCTCTACTTGTAGCCCATCAGGCTTAGACTTTTCTAGTGGTTCAGTAGTCTTGATAGTTACAGGTCTAAGAATGATTGCACTCTTACTACCTTTTTTTATTTTAAGACCCCACTTTTGCCCTTGTTTAAAGCCACACCAATAAGGATATTTAAATTCTTGAGCTAGCTTATCAATCTCAAGACATATTAAGTTTCCATTCTGGTAGTATTCCCCAGTTGTAAAGTTCATATGGTCAGCTTCAGGAGACCACTCTCTACGAAAAGGATTAATGTTTTTTTCCATTACAGAAATTAGTTTGTCAGCTAATTCTTGTATTCCCTTATCAGGATTGTAAGGTTCTTTTTTTGTTTGTTTTTTGACAGGTGTTAAGGTCATTTTTTTGGTAAAGTTTTTGTGGTTAGAGAATCTTGTTAAGGATTCTTTAGAACCTATTGGCTAGGCTCTAAGGAATCGTTAAGCAATTTCGATTTGATTATTAACGTATTCTTTGGTTCGCCTATAGACATTATCGTATTCAGCGTAGCCCCCAGAATTAGCTTCCTCCATATCGAATTGTTCCCAGAAAAAATCCCAATATTCGACACTTGAAACTTTGCGTTTTTGATACTTCATAATTAGAAATTAATGTCAGGTGCAGTTGTTTGAAGCTTGAAAGTAAATCCAAGAGATTTCAAAGAATCTATATTGTTTTGAGTTAGAGTTTTATTGCCTGTCAAAGATTGCAAAGGTACTCTTTGATCCTTGTTTACAACATCTACATAAGTGACGTTATAGGCAACCCTAGTGCTAATTAAAATTTCTTGCATGGTTTTTGGTTTGGTAAAGGTTTGGTTAGAGTATTGAACTCTATCAAGGGAATTTAACCCTTGAAAGAATCTAAGTACTTTTGTGTAACTGTTTTGTGGTCAAGACCTGAGAGCCATTTGTTGACCTGCCTAGTAGTAGTTTTACTATAGTTAGTTGCAGTTTTGACGTACCCATCTTTGGCTAGATTAGCTGCTACGACTGTATTGTATGACCAAAACAGTACGGAACCGTCAGGTAGTTTTGACTCATAGATGTTAGAGCCTATTTTGTTTTTGTTCATTGTGGTTAGTTAGTTTTTGATAAAGTCAGATTTACGGAATAGAGGTCTAGTAGTAGTTTCTACATTGCCTAGCTTGTTTTGTTCTTCTAGATATTCTCTAGCTGATTGAATAGCTAAGTTAACGTCAGGAATAAAGTTACGAAAAATTTTGTAAATTAATTCTTCTTTTATGCCGTGATGAATCCAGTAAGGTTGTTGCAATAAGTTAGTTAAATAATTAATTGCTTTGTCTTTGTCTGTCATGAATTTGTGGTTAGTTGTTTAGTAAAGATCGAATCCGTTTGATCCGATGAACCTACTATATCAAGTGCTTCCATAAACTGTCAACACCCATTCCAATATTACTCTGACTTCCCTTGCTATCACTATGTATATTCATTGTTTACATTTAGTAACAATAGCTTTATCTTAGTGTTTACTTGCCTTATCACTTGAACCTTATTAACTCTCTTTACTAGCCCTAAGAACTAACCCATATATATATTATTTATTTACTTAGATCTAACCCCACCCCCCTACCGATTAAGGAAACAAATAAAAGCAATCTATAGAAAATCATCCTAAAATCCTATAGAAAATAGTAGTAATATTCTTAGACTGCAGTCTACCACTAACTTTTTTTTATTTAAAGGAATAATTTTTTTAAAATCAAAGAAAAATCTTAAAATTGATAGGGGTAAAGACGTTATACGTATCTTCTATTACCCCCTCAGATTTTTCTAATAAAACTTTTTTTATGACTAAGAGCAGAAGCAGAAGGAAAAGAACAAATAGAGGACACTAGGTGTACACTAAGTAGTTCTTAAGTGTGTGTGGTGGAGTTACTCTCTCCTATAGTGCAACCTAATAAGCGTCACTTATAAAACCTTGGGTGGAGGTATTAGAATTTCTTATCTGTTGAGGAGTCATACCCATAGCAGTTTGGGAGATAGTGTTATTAAGAACAGACCCCCAGTTATCTAGGTGTATAGAGAGGAGTTCATCTTGTCTTTTAGCGATATTAAGGTCTTCATTTTGAGCCATATATTCAGTCCAGTAGGCTACGGCACCTGCTAGGGAATCAACGAGGTCATCGTGTACAAGGGAACCTTTATGACGAGATATACGAGATAGTTGATAGACAAGTTGTAGCTTTAATCTTCTTTCAGGAGTCTCTTGAGGATTGGATCTGAAGTCTTTTTCAATAACTTTCTGGTCGATAATTAGTCTATGAGAGTTCATAACAGGTTCTAAGGTATCAATTATTCGCAATTCTTTAGTCTTATTGTTTCTTACGTCTTCTAATTGGCATGGGTGGAACCTCATAAGGAAAGGTTTTAGAAGTTCAGCGAACATACCTCCACCAAAGTTTTGTTCTACGAGGATGGTATTAATCTTATTCTCTCTAGCAATCTTACTAATTCTTTCCAGAACGCTATCTGAGTAACCCCCAGAGAGTCCTAAACACTCTGTGACGTATAAATTACCATTAAGCATCTTAACGCAGCTTATAGCGGTCTGGTCTTTACCTTTACCAGAAGGGTCAACGAACATAACTGACCCTGTATATTCTATAAAGTCACCAAATTCTTGAGCAGGTCGGTAGAACCTGTCACCATTGAAGCCAACGCAAGGTAAATCTTGTATTACATATTCAGGATTATTAGACCAAATAACTTTTTCGGGAGCAAATTCTTTATTAACGGAACTAATTACTAGGTCGTTAATTTTTAAAGGGTATCTATCTTGATCTGAGAGTGTTGTATCTAGCTGGAATTGTAAGTTAAAACCACTACGACCATAAGAAGCTTCTCTTTCCATAAGATCTATCGCAGAGAACCTAATAGGATCTACAGGATCTTTTGGTTGGGCATTACCTTCTGTTAATTCCTTGAGAATTTTAGGGGCAAGTCTATCTCCGTAGTTGTTTTTTAGTTCTGGGTAACGTGCAGTCCAGATTCTAGTTTCATATCCTCTTTCTTCTAGTGTTAGGTACACAGAGTTTTCTACTTGAGGAGTACCTAAGAAAGTAATCCGACCATTAGGTTTTAGTATCGCTTCAAATTCTTTTACAGCTTCAGATAGTTTGTCTCTCATGGGCTGTGTGTAGGAATTATTAGGAACTTCTACGTCATCTGCGATTACTTCGTCTGCTCTAGCCCCTGACATCTGCCCTAAGACCCCTCTAGAGGAGCAGGAAGGGGCATGATCAGCTTGTGCTGGTCTTACATCAAAACTTACCTTACTGTTTCTCTGATCATCTCTAGGAATCAATCCAGATAGTATTGGCATCTCGTTGATAAGACGCATAGTAAAAGTTGTAAAGTTATCGGCTCTATCTTTACTGGCAGATACCACTAAGAATTTTAATTGTGGGTTCATACGTAGTCGCCACACCACGTAAGTAGAAGTAATCCAACTCTTACCTACACCTCTAAATCCCTGAATAATCTTACGTCTAGCACCATATTGTAGATACTCAGCTATATCTAACTGAACAGGAGTAGGATCTGGTAGGTTTAGATGTCTCCACGTAACGATTAGAAAATATCTAAAGTCTTGTAATTTTTCTGGTAATGGATGCAATTATAATTCTACTAAAGGTACAGTTTCTAGGTCTGGTAAGTTGTTCATTAGGTCTTCCATTGGATTTTTTTCTACAGGAACACACTCAACACCGTTATCTTTTAAGAATTGTCTAGCTACGTTTAGATCTCCTGCCTTTGCTTCACCACTTCGTACCTTATCTAATAAGTCTCTAGCTAATTCATAGTGCAAACTTTCTAATAACTTTAAGTTTTTATCCATGAGACTTACGTTTTAGATTAATATAATCATTTTTTAGTTCTATTGCCAAACAAAACATACTTAAGTTTACCTATAAGACCTGATTTCTTTTGATTTTTGTAGTGTTGTAACCTACGTTCTAGTCTATAAAGTTCAGTTTCGGTTTCTGAAATACGAACAAGAGCAGCTATTAATAACATATCTTGTAGTCTTACTTGTTTTACAAGGTCACAACAATAGTCTTTGATAACAAGATTAGGTAATTCTTTTACCTCTCTGCATTTTATTTCTATTTCAAGCTCTACTTCGGGAGGAGGATTACCAATAAGAATATCAAAAAATTCTTTATGGTTCATATTAGTTTAACTTTGGGAAAAGTTGCTGCTCCAACATATCTACAGCCTTGTCATCCAATGTATTTGAGGTCTGCTTACAAATTGCTCTAAGCAAGTCCACCACTAACCTCTTCACAGCAGTCGTAGTGAAGAACTTTAGTAATACTGGTTTTAGTATTTTTAGCATAGTTTTGTGTGTTACTTCCCAAACATAGCTAACTTGCTAGTATTAGACAAGAGTTTTACGTTTTTATGGCAGAACAACCAAAAGAAAATAAAAAAGGAGTCTGGTTTAAATTACAAGAAGCAGTACCAGATCGAGAGGAACAATTTGAATTTGTTTCTTTAGCTGTCAGATTAACGCTACTGCTTTGGGCTACTGCGATGTTGTCATTATCGTACTTAGATCTGTCAAAACTAGGAATACCACAACAAAAAATTGACCCGACATTTATAGCTTCGGTTTTTGTAGGATTAGCTTCTAGCTTCGGGGCATCTATTACACAGAAAGGTAAAGAGAATGGTAATAGTAAAAATGGTAAGAGTGTAAAAGCTGAGTTGCAAGAAGTGTTAGGTAATACACAGTTAGTTAGAATAGATACACCTATAAGATTAATAGTAGATCCTAAACAGGAGAAAAAATGAAGAAACTTTTATTACTAGGTTTATTTATAGCTGCACCTTGTTATGCCAATGGAACTCCTACTTGGACTACTGGCTCATCTAATAGAACTGAAAATACTACTCAGACCATAACTCGTAGCATAGTGACAGAAAAATATGGATCTGCTTTAAATACTTGGGAAGCATCTAACATTGCTGTTACAAGTGCTAATAGTGGTGGTATAGCTCATGCAGATGCAATCTTTACTCCTAAATCCGATACTGCTGATTGGTCATTATCTTTAACTACTAGAGCAGCCAGCCAAATGACTGAAAAGATTACACAAACAGATGCGATTTCAACTACAAGCGTTATCACTAGCTTGTCTGTGTTTAGTCAGTAATTCGGTAAAAGCCGAAGGCGATACAAACGTACAGGCTCAACCAAATGCGATTGGTAATTCTAGTATTATCAATCAGAATATGAATGTTAATAATGGAATGACAGGTAAGTTGCAGTTTGGAAATCTAGTTTGTAGTCAGCCTACTATGGCTTTCACA